TGGTATTATTTATAATACAACTGCAAATGTAGGAATAGGAACATCAACACCAAATGTTAAACTTGATGTTGTAGGTGGAGATATTAGATTTAATAATACATGGAACTTAGAATTTACAGAAAAGAAACTGAACTTCTCATTAATAACAGGTGGTGCATTTAATGATTTTTATACATATCCCCAAATAATAGTTAATTCTTCAAATAAAGCTCCTTTCTTACCTTCAAGATTTGGAATATTTAATGGTGTATTTAGTATTGACGATTCTGAATCAGATGTTTCAACCTTATCCTTTGTTGACACCATAGAAGGGGATTTATTAATTAGTGCCGCATCAATAGAAGTAAATAGTACAGCTTCAAATATGACAATCGAAGGTATAGATGATATAATATTAGAGGCTGCTGTAACAATAAGTGATTTAACTGGAAGTTATGTTGGTGGCTCTGCTTATGTGTGTGTTACCGATGGAGGGAAATTATTTACAGCAGAAGGTGGTTGTCCATGAGAAAAATAATATTAATAATTATTATGCTTTTACTTATGATTATACCAGTTATGGGACTTGGATATAACACAGGAACTATTGTACACATAAAAGTAATAGAAACTGATGAACAATTTATTTATCAATTAGATAAAAGTTTCTTTGGAAGAAAAGAAATTAGTATTGATAAAACATTAATTAAGGAAGATATTGATATTTTTAGAATTAATACCAAACTACGTCAAAAGAATAATTATGAAGACAAAAGAACAGAAATTGAAACATGGTATTGTAATTATAAAGACGAATATAAAGAAAAGTGTTCACCAGTAAATGATAATAGAAGATGTTATTATACGGAAAAGAATTATTACTATTGTAGAGTGGGGTGGATTAAAATATGAATTCCACACCTAAAGAGATTGAAGGGTTTATTAAAGAAGTAGGGTTATTAGATTTTATTATATCTGAACACTTTGCTAATCTGATTAAATTAAGAGAACCTGAAGAACAAAGGATATGTGAGTTGTATCTTAGTGAGATTAAAACATTGTGTTCAGATGAGTGTCATAGATTTTATCAACATGTTTATAAAAATATATTACAGATGAATCAAAATTATGAGGTGAATGAAGATGAAAGAATTGTTAGATAAGATACAAATAAAGTATGAGGAAATGATTGCTGAACGGGATAGTATTGCAAGAATATTAAATGAAGTTAAAGTACAACTTCAAGATAAGACAACACAATATAATGACCTTGAAGTAAAACATATAGAGTTGCAAAAAAGATGGGATGATATGAGTAAATTAGTCAAACCAAAACTATAGAGGTGAATGAAGATGTATGCATTGAACACAAAGAAAGGAACAACAATACAGAATGAAGATGTAGGTGAACTACAAGGAGGAATAGCTATACCAATAACAGATAAACAATCATTAATTGCAAAGCATTTGATTAATGTTGTAGTATTTGATAGAGTTGCTGGTGTCGTTAAACATAAAGAAGAACAAAAATTATATGGTATAAGTGAAGATACTATGCTTAAAGATAGTGATGAAGTAAAGAAGTACACTGAATTTGTAGCACAATATAAAAACTTAAAGATTGCTGCAGATAAGTGGAAAGAATATAAGAAAGCATTAAAAAGGTGATACTTATGACTAATCCAATAAATACAGATATTAAAGCTGACATAGGACAAGGATACATTTCGATTGAAGGTACAACAACAACTGTAATTAATAGTTTAATTACAAGGGCAGCAAATAAGATTAATCTTATTACTGGTACAACAACGGGAACATTACAAGATGTTGCTATTAGGAATTTGGCAGATGCTTATGCTATTACTCATGTTATGGCAGGACTTGGACCAGAGAGTGTAAACAATGATAAGTTTCTTGATATGCGAATAGGTTTCATTAAAGAAACTAAGGATGCTTTAATCTCTGGAGGATACACACCAGACGGAGTTACAATTAAGTTTGAGTCAGCTAACGATTAAACGAAAGATTTATATACTATCTTAAGAATATTTTTAGTATTGTACGATTGAAGCAATCAGTCGATACAAACCACAAGGTGATAAAATATGGCAGTATCTCTCACATCATTAAGGACTGATTCTTATACTACTATGTATAACCATTTACAAACAGGTACTTACGCACTTACTACTAATAATATACATCCTCATTATAATGACAAACAATTTAAAGAAGAAGGATTACCACAAGTTATAATTCTAGTTAATACTGTTAGAGAGAAACAAACCATTGGTAGAGATAATCATTTGTGGAATGCAATGGTTACTTATTCTATTGTAGTATATCATAATTCTGCAGCAAGTGCAAGAACATTAGCTGATGATGTTGTTAATAAAATAATAACAGGTAAAGCAGTATTCTATGCTGTTGGTTTAAAGAATCTTCAATGGGAAGAAGATGATTATGAAGTTCAATATTATGGTGCTAATAAATCAATGCATAAGTATACAATAGATTTATCCTTTAGAAAGATGGGTGTTCAATAATGGTACAAATAAGGATTGCCACAACTGGTTTAGGTGAATTAAGGGCATTTATTGGTAGAACAAGAATGGTTGCAAAAACATTTAAAAATAAAACACCAAGAATATTATCAGCTGCAATGTTAAAGAAAGCAAGAATGAATGTTGCTAAAGCTGGATTTGAATCACCAACAGGTACATTAGAAAGAAGCATAATTAGAACACATTTAACAACTACAAAGAATAGAAGTACATATGTTGTTGGTACAGATGCACAACATGCACAAGCATGGGAACTAGGATTTAAACCACATTGGATAGGACTAGGTGCAATAAGTTCAGATGGTTCTCCTGCTTGGACAAGAATGAGGGCATTTGAAACAGCAAATAGAGTATTTGTAGGAACAGGTCATTTAGCAAGGTCAGGTATTCATTTTATGACTAGGGCTTTTGGTGAAGTTAATAGAATGGCTGATAAAGAAATTATTAAAACTGCAAATTTAATCAGGTAGCTGAAGCACACTTTATTAAAAATAAAGGTGATAAACATGAAAAGAATTGTAAAAATTGGAAGGAAGATACAAAGCGTTGATAAGATACGTGAAGTTACTGATGGAAGTGTTGATGTGGAAGAAGGTAAAGTTACAAAATCAAAACAAAAGGTGAATAAGAATGGCACAAGAAGATAGTTTCCAGGGTGAAGATGTTATTATAACATTTGAGAAAGAGGATTCTGGTTCAATAAATAATTTTGAAGCTAGAATTACTAATATGAATTTAACAGGTGGAACAGCTGAAGTAGATACCATTAGAACATTTGGTGGTAATTCTATACAGGTACCAAAACCAACAAGTGATTATGAAGTGAAGATTGAATATGTTACAAGAGATAGTTTATTTAGATTCATGCAATTTAGCAATGATTCATCTGGTAATTTTGTAGCAGGTACAGAGTATAGAAGTGGTGATGAATCAAATGCTAAACGATTTAGAATAATTATTTGGTTTATAGGTGGTAATAATGCAGGAACAGCACAAAGTGGAACAGTGATTGTGCCTCTTAAAGTTGGTGAATTGATGAGATATATCTTTAAAGATTGTTTCGCAATTACAAATGAAGAAGATTTTTCAGCAGATGAATTTATGAAAGGAACATTAACCTTTAAGACATCTCCTACAGATGAAGTTGGTAAAGGGAATGTATTTACTGAATGGACAAGTGCAGAAACCACAACAGCATTAACTGTCTTAAATACTACAGCACATAAAGGACTAATGACTTGGAATACAACTACACCAGCTTGGACACCAGGAACAACATCTACTAGATATAGGGTGGACTAAGATGGGAGCAGGAGATGTAGTTGTCTATGGACCAACAACTCCAGATAAGTTAGATGCACTTATGACTGGAGGAGGAACAGTAGTGGCTGATGATATCTCTATGGCTTCATACGCAAATGGGATGGTAGTGGTACTTGTCATAAAGGCAGCTTAAAATAAGACGATATAAAGGACTTTTATTTTTTTCCTTATCCTTTTACCTTTTTTTATTTTTAATCGCTTATATCGGCTTATATCGGGCTAGAATCGAAAGATAAACGGATAATTAAGGAGTAAATTACAGGAAATTAAGAAAAACGGAATTGAAGGAAATGAAGACGCAAAATGAAAGATGGATATTCGTGCATGGTTATTTGAAGAATATGGTGCGAAATTTAATATCAACAGTAAGTTATGCAGGGATGAGTTTATACAAACCTATTGAAGATGTAAGTGAAATCAAATCAACTTCTTTAAGAGAGATATACAAATGTTTTCAAACAAGTTATACTAAATGGTATAATAAACATGATGACAGAAAAGAAGTAATAAAAGAAGTTGAAGACTTTATGAAGATTGGATTCACAATTGCTAATCATGATTGGGTTTATCAACAGTTAGCAATTGAATTATATAATACCATTGGTAAATCATATGTAAAGAATGTGTTGGGTATGCATAATCCAATAGAAATAAATCCAATGAGATTGAAGATAGAGGTGAATGAAAGTGGCTAAACTAAAGTATTTGAGTTGTTGTTTTAATTTAAATGAAGGTATGAAAGCAGCACTACAAGAGATACCAAGACGTGGTGGTTATTACAATTGGATACATTTATTCAAAGGTTCAATTAAACCATTTAAATATGTAGAAAACTTTGAAGACTATGATGTTGTATCTGTTAATATGTCACCAATGGACCAACATCTAATTAAAAGGGTAAGAGATAAAATACCAAAGAGTTCATCAACACTATTAGTATTGAATAATGATTATGTAACAGAGTGTTGGAGTAATTGGAGTCAACATCCATATAATTATATTGACTTACAAGATAAAGGTGATTGTGTATTTGGTACAGAAAAACACCAAACATCTTGTATGAAAGAAGGTGCTTACACTATACCTCATCCACATTGGATAGAGGGATATAAGAAGTACAAACCAGATTATGATAACGATGATATGGATGTAGCTGCATTATATCATTGGTGGCATCCTAAAACATATCACATGTCTTTAATATTTGATAAACTTAAAAAGAAGTTTCCAAAGTTATATACAAAACTATATGCTTTTCAACCAGGAACAAGTAAAGATAGTTGGTTAAGAACAGAGTTTGATGAGATTAAACCAATGATGCAATATCCTGATTTTATTAATGATGTAACAAAGAATAGATTCATGTTTGATAATTGTCCTTATCATACTTATGGTAGAGCATCTGTAGACAATGCAGCATTTGGTTTACCATCTGTTGGAACAAATAGAGTTGATAGTATGAGAAGATGTTTTCCATTTACAACACATGACCCATATGATGCTAAAGGTATTGTGGAATCAATGACAAAACTAATAGAAGATAAAGAGTTTACACAAAAGGTTAATGACTTTGCAAGAGATGCATGTGAGTATTACAATTATAAAAATTCAGAAGATAGATATATGGAGATGATAGAAAGTACACGTGATAGGTTAAAGAAATAGAGGTGAATGAGATGAGTGAAAAAGCAGACAGAGTTGTAAAAGAAATGAAAGAAATGGGTTGGGAAGATATATATGATAATGAAGCAATGAAGATTGAAACATATAATAAGAAATCAAGACTCAAATATTATACACAAGTTTGGTCAGCTAAATGGATAGATGAAAATGATATTGTACTTGATGTTGGTTGTGGTAATGGTGAACTATGTGGTTATGCAGAAGATAAAGGTTGTAAAAGAGTGGTTGCTTATGATGTTTCACAGGAAGCATTAAACAAAGCAAAAGAATATACTAATCCAAAGATAGTTGAATTCATTAAAGGATATGCAGAGAAGTTACCATTTGAAGATAAAACATTCACAGTAGTTACTTGTAACCAAGTATTAGAACATCTTAAAGATGATGACTTAGTAATAGGTGAGATGTTAAGGGTATTGAAAAAGAATGGTAAATTAATTATAACAGTTCCAATAGGTAATGAATTAGATGGTAAAGATAACAATTCAAAACATCTTAATAAATATGATTATAATAATGTATTAAGAAAGTTTCAAGTATTAGGTGATGACTTTACAATTTCAATGATACCAAAGTTTAAAGATAAGAATGTTCAAGGTGTACATAAATTAACGAATAGAATTAATTGTTTTGGTATAGTACATAACAAAAGGTAGTTAAAGGTGAATGAAATGGATGAAGAACAAAATATGAAAGATAGGGTGGATGAGATAACAACTACATCGTTTACAATTAGTGGTTGTCCTATAAAGACCTATAAGGAGTTTATAGAATTTTGTAAACATAATGCACAGGTAACAAAGATATTTCATGTTGCTGGTAGAAGAGAGATAAAGCATGAAGAGTGTTATTCAATTGGTTTGGGTATTTTGTTACAAGCAGTAAAAACAGATGCCAAGAATCAAATGTTATTTGATAGAGTTGTTGGTTTAGAGAATCAATTTAATGAAGTAATAGCAACCACAGAGAAACCAAAGAGAACAGGATTTGGTAACGCACCTACTAAAGAAAGAGTTGTTACTATAAAGGATGATAAGAATAAGGATGAGGTGAAGAAAGATGAGTAAGATTGGTAGATTTTTAGGAAACAGTGAAGAGTATAAAACAATAATAGATGATAAAGAAGTAATCATTAAGATAACTCCACTAAAAGTTAAGGATAGTGAGAAGTTAAAAACAGAGATAGGATTAAAAGAATTAATGGCTGATTTCTTTAAAACATCAGGACATGAAGTAACAGTAGAAGATATACAGAATATGTCTATGAAAGACTACAATGAAATGTTGGAAGTCTTTTGGAAAGTAAATGGTGTTGCTGAAGAAGTTAAAAATGCTAAAGAAAAATTCATTGCTGACCAGAGTAAACAAATTAGTAAGTGAAGATAAAAAACCAACAGGTAGTACATTATCAACTACCGTTGATTCTTTTTATTTTCTCATGACTAAGCCGTTTTCAATGAGTTACCAAGAAATATTAGAAATGCCTATTTGTGCTGTTAACGAACTTATGAAAAAACATAAAGAAGTTGTTAATGCAAGTAAAGAAGAAAGGGATAATAATAAAAACAAACGGAAATTAAAAGGATTAAAAGGGTTGAAGAAAAATGGTGTCTGACATAGAAAAAAGAATTATAATGCGTTTTGAAGCAATAGATAAAGCATCTTCGGAATTTGCTAAACAAACAAGAAATGCTGAAAAGTTTAATAATGAAATGAGGAAGAATGCTTTAAATAATGAAAGACAAACCAAACAAAAACTTAAAAATGATAGATTGACTTCACTTGCAAATAGGGAAAAATTATCAGCATTAAAGAAAAAAGGTAGAGTTGAACAGCTTGCAGCTAAACAAGAAAAAGATAGATTTGATTTGAGTAGAAGATTTCGTATGGAATTATTAGGTATTTTATTTGCGGGTATGGCATTACAAAGAGCAACAATGGGTTTCCTTAGAAGTGCAGTTACTGCATATAATAAAGCATTTACAGAAACAAATGCTTTCCAAGCAGCAACAAATAAACTTATAGCATCATGGACATTCTTTAAATTTAGACTTATAGATGTATTAGCACAGAATGAATTGTTTAGGAAGTTTGTAGATTTTTTAGTTGGTTTAGTTGATGCTTTAGCTGACTTAGACCCATCTGCATTATTACTTATTATAACATCAGTTGCCGCTGCAGGAGTGGTAGGTAGCACATTTATGGTGGCAGCATCTATATTATTAGGATTAGCTTCATTAAAGATTGCGTTTCCGGGTGCTGAATTAGCAATAGCTGGTTTTATTAAAAAGGTTGGACCTATTACTAATTTTGCAAAGTTACTATCTACAGGATTAGGAGTGTTCTTTATATATGAAGGATTTAAAGATGTACTTGCAGGTGATTTTTTAAATGGATTAATTAGTATTATAGGTGGTGCAGCATTTTTGATTGGGGGATTTAAATGGGGAATAACTATATGGGTAGCTTTAAAGTTTGTAGAACCAGCTATTAAAGAATTACAAAAGATAACCAATATGATTCAAGAAAAATTAGGAGTTGATTTAGGTAAAGCAACAGCAACTAGTTTTTCTGAAGCATTACAAAAAAAGATGAGGGCAACAGGTGTACCAGGTGTAATATCAAAAGTATTTGGATTTCTTTCTTCAAGTGCAAATAAAGGTAGGGAGGTAATATTGCCAGGAACAGGTATTGGATTTAATATGGCTAAAAAAATAGCAGATTTGACTTTAAGTTTCTTTGGTCTTAATTTTCAGTTTCTTAAAGCAAAGCAACAAATGGAAATTATAAATCCTCAGTTTAATACAATGAGTGCAAATTTAGAAAAGATAGATAAGAAATTAGTTAAAGAAAGTGTTGTACCTAGTATGGGGTTATTAAATATGGAATTTGGTAGACTTCTATTTCATTTAATAGAAGTGATAACAATAATCCCTTCATTAATATTACAACTTAATTTAGAAGAAGAAGCACACATAACAAACACAGATGCAATAAATGCTGAAGCAGATGCATTAGAAAGACTTGCTTCAATAAAAGGTATAAGTTCAGGTGGAGGGGGTACAGAACAAACAAGTGGTTCACGTGACCCATCAAGGAGAAGGCAATCTCCATAATAATATATAAGGTGAATGAACATGGCTAATGTAACAATACAAGATAAAGGTTTTTATGATGTATCAGGTAATTTTCCATCTAGCGGAATAGGTAGTGAGGAAATAGCATATGGTACTGAAGTAGGTGAACCACTAACATCTACAAAGGGAACAGTAATAAATATAAATGCAGTTAGTATAACTATGACTATGGAAACATCAAAGGATGATTCTGTACCGATACAAAAGAAAGATGATAATAATTCTAATAAACGATTTGAATTTGGAGAGATAGATAAAACAGGAATAGGTTTTCCTAAGTGGACTATAAGGGGAGCATTTAAAACAACAGACGTTATACAAGCAAGAAATTATGGTCGGTTAGTTCATTGTGTTAAAACAAAGGGATATAAACAAATAGCAATAACTGCAGTAGATAATGCAGAGATATTATCTTATTCAAAGTATGGTGAAAGGGAGTATGATGCAGAAGGCACAAAGACAATACTTAATTTTAATTGTAGGATAATAAACTTCACTGTTGACCAAGTTGTGAAGAAAGGTGAAAAGATAGAATATACTTTAGTTGTCATGGAGACAAAATAAGATGGGAATTTTATTTGTAAGATTAAGACATAAACCAGCAGGTAGTGTCTTTAGTGATGTTAATGCATTCAGTTCACTTACTATAAGACAATCTATGAAAGCAGAATCTAGTCAAATACAAATAGGATTGAGTAATAAGTTTGGAAGGTATAGTGGTTTATCTACTAATCCCTCTACATTAGCTAGTTTCAATGAGGATGATGAGATTGCTATTTACGCAGCTAATGATACTATTGTATTAGCAGACAATTTATTAATGACTGGTACAATTAAAGAATGGGGATTTGGTGAAGATGAACAGAAAGTAGTATTGGATATTACTGCAATGGATAGGACATATGAGTTGTTAAAAAATATTTTTATGCCTGGTAAGTTTGATTCAGTTGAAGGACTAACTGCACCAGAAGCAATAAAGAAAGTTGTTAGGTTTGCAACTTATGATGAAGATAGCAATTCTGGATTTAATACAGATAATGTAGAAACAACACCAACAGGAAAAAGTACAGACCCAGCAGGTGCTGTAGCGTTTAAAGAAATTAATGAAGCAATGATTCATAAGACTGGTTATGAATGGATACAAACATTATCAAAAGACCCACACACAAGATATACTGTTGCTGGTTCTGGTGATTATAATAGTGCAAGAGCATTTATTTTCTTTGTTGATGAGAACGAAAACTTCCATTGGAAATATCCTTCAAATGTTGTAGCAGATAATGGTACGATAAATTTAACTGACCCTTCACTTAATATATTAACAACTAAATTAAAGAAGTCAATATTTGATGTTGTTAATATGGTTATATATAATGCAGGTATTGGACCAAATGGTAAAGGAATACAATGGTATTTTTTTGATGAATCTTCAAAGATAACTGGACTTAATATAAGAGTACAACCTATGATTGATATAGCAAGAGATTTACAACAAAAAGAAAAGGCATTTTCAAAAGATAATGGTGAACCATTTGATGGAGAATATCCTGATTTTAGTTCATTTGGTAATTATACTACTAGTTGGGGTGAAACAGTTACTAACGATGGTGAATATCAGGGAAATAGGAAGAGTGGTTTTAAAGGTAAGTGTATAGAACTTGCAACATCAAGAGCAAGAAAAATAACTATTAATTCAGCTAACCTTAGATGGAAAGGAAGAATTGAAATGAAGGGTACAAAAACATTTGCAGTTGGAGATTTATTAAGTGTATCTGATGAGCGTTTTAATTTGAATAGTACAAAGATAAGATTGGTTGGTTTAAATCATTTAATAAAAGAAACTGGTTGGTTTACAACATTAGAAGTTGAAGAAGATGAAAATGAAGTGGTGATTAATTAATGGTAGAAGACATAGATGATATCTTTAATGATAATAAAGATGTTAAACAACAATTAGGGATACCTGATGATGCTAATGTTAGTATTAATAAATGGGAGATTGAAGATGTTAGTATCTACGATGCTAACTTTAAATTTGAATCCAACATAATGAATGATTCATTTCTATTAGGTGTACCAACACATGCTATTTTAGGTACAAGTAAATTAGGTGATAGGAGTGATGGTTATGTAATAGAAGAGGAACAAACTAATAATCAAAAGATAACAGATGATGGGGTAAATCAAATCATTGCATTCTTACGTGAAGAGACATCAGAGAATCCAACACATACAGCAATAGGTACAGGTACATCAACTTACTTTTCAACTCAAACAGAATTAGTAACTGAAGTTGATACTAGACGTGTACCTCTTGCTAATATAACATCAACAAAACAAATAAACTATACTGTTATTTATAGAGGGGAAACAATAACCGATGTAACTGAGTTTGGTTTATTTAATGCAAGTTCAACAGGTAAAATGTTTAATAGACGTGTGTTTTCAGCAACGAGTTTTAATAATACAACACAATATAGATTTACATCAATCTTATTACTAGGTGACTTATAATGGTGGTAACAGATTATGGATTGAATAAGATAAGGAATTGGTTAGGTGATAGTGCTATAACCCCACCAGTTACAATAGGGGTAGGATTAGGTACAACTGTACCAACTGGGGCAGATGTTGCTTTAAATAATGAGATATATCCAACAACAACTAGGAATACATCTACTAGGTCTATAGCAGATGGAGTAGTTAATTATCTTATGATAATGGAAACTACTCAAGGTTCAACAGCGAACTATAGTGAGATGGGTTTATTTGCAACGCATACAGGTGGTAGTTGTTGGACTAGGAAAATTCATCCAGATAATAGAAATGATGGTTCAATTATAATGAATTCATTTATTGGTCTAAGAGTAAGTACAACCAATTCAGAAATACTACAAAGTTTAACTGTAAGCTTTGCTAATGATGATGATAAGGATGGAGCAACAACCGCAGATTGGAACAATGGATTAAATAGATTAAGAATGAGTGACAATCCAAGTCATATGTTATTATATAATACCATTGGTATTACTTCATCTATATCAACTTTATTAATATCAAAGGTTACTGTATCAGCAACAGAAGTAAAGTATGGTAGTGATTCTATACAATACTTTGTATCAGGAGACGGTGGTTCTAATTGGACTGAATTTACAAATGGTGTTGAAGGAACAGTGCCTAGTGGTAATGATTTAAGAGTACGTGTGTTCTTTAGTGGTAATGGTGGTACAGATACTTATATAACAAACTTAACTATTCAGGTGGTAACATAATGGCAAGAAGATGGATTAAAATTGGAGCAGGTGCTGGTGCATCTATAGCAACAATTACGGGATTGTTTTATATTTTATCAATGTTATTTGGATTTCAGATAATAGACATAACAGGAGATATAAGTTGTATGGGTACATATGAACAACCATGTGTTTCCCATTTCTTAGTAAAGAATCCTACACGTTATGATGTAGATATTTACAACAAGAACCAGACACAATTAGACTTCTCACCAGATGTGAAGGACTATGCTTTATTTGTACCAGACGGTAGATGTAGTGCCACAGGTAAGTGTAGATGTGAGTTCAAAGATGGAACTAAGATTGGCTTCAAAGGTTGGAGATGTGTAGATTTCACTAACAAGACAAAACCTAGAATAGATAAGGTTTATACATTTAGATTTCCACGTTATAGCGAAACAGAGTTTAAGTTAGTTGGTATTAAACATAACCCTAGTGATTTTATTAAATGGGGATTCGGAACCAATGAGAAGTATCTTGACCCATTCTGGTCAGGTATAGTTGATAGTGGTAATGTTACTTTAGATATGCATTTTAATAATAGTATTAGGGATAGCAGTGGTTTTAATTCTGATAATGGTGTTAATGGTTATGAATTTACTAATGGTAACAGTAATGATATAGGGGGAAGTGGAACTGGTGTAGATACAACAATAACTTATTCAGATAAAGGTGCTGGGTTTAATGGTGGTACTAGTGAAATTAGGGTAGCAAAGGCAAACACTTTAAGGTCAAATAATAATTTTACAGTATCAGCAAGTTTTTATGGTGACATTATTGGATGGGGAAGTTTAGCAAATCAAGGAGGTTATTGGTCAGGAGTTGGTGGTGGAAATAAATTTGGTTGGGATTTCTATGGTACTTCAAATAGAATTAGATTTGATTTATATAATGGTACAAATGGTCAAACAGGTATATGTGTATTTGATAAATCTCCAACTTATGTTTCTGGAAAGAACACAGTTACAATTACTTATAGTGATTTAACAATATCAGGTTGGCATAATGGTGTTTCAATGGGAACAAGTGTTTGTACAATACCATTTTATCAAAATGAAGATGATTTAATTATTGGAACTACAAATCAAAGCCAAAATAATTTTAATGGAAATATAAGTGAGTATCATATTAAACAGATTAATAAAACTTTATGGTTATTTAATTTAACAAATAATGGTACTGCTCCAGGTAATGTAACTATTAGTATAGATAGAAATAGAACATTCTTTCAATGGAACTTATCAGGTAATATAATAAATACAACAGAATATAATATAACTGAGTTGGATATTAATGAAAGTATATTACTTAACAGTACACTCAATTTAATACAAGCTAATCAAACATATGTTAATTGGACAATAACTGTAGATAACTTTAATTGGACATTTAATTATACATTTACAATAAGTTAAACAATAGAGGTGAATAATATGAGTGTAAAAAATACAGATTTAGGTGGAACAGATTGGGTAGATGCAGAAGTATTAACCGATACAGATTTGAATGATACATTCGATGAATTATTCACAACGAATAATCCAACATTAAATACATCCACTGGACATGGACATGATGGGGTTGATAGTAAACTTCTTTCAAATATATTCAAGGGTTCTGAAAGTAATGCAACTGAATATACAAGTTCAGTTCACGGGTATGTTACAGTACGTACATATGGTTGGACTAATCAATTAGCAAGTGGTAATATATTTCAAGGACCAATTGTAATGAATATAAATTTGAAAACTACAGCTGGAGATGACCAGGTTAGATGTAAAATTATATTAACTGATGATGAAGATAATCTGTTAGCTACTAGTAATGAAGCAACTTCAACTAGTTCTGGTTATGCTGCAAAAGTTCTTACCATTTCTGAAGCAACATTATTAGCTGTACCAGTTGAAAATGAAGCAGGTTATAAGATTAAAACACAGGTAACAGTAGACACAGGCGTTAATGGTGTTGCAGTAAATAATCAAGTATTGAGTATTAAGAAAGTTCTTGATTCAATAAAAGAGTTGGATATAACACAATCATGAGGTGAATGACAATGGAAATAAAAATGAATGATGTATATTTAATATTAAGTGTTTGTGTCTTAGCTACAATAACATTCTTTATTGGAATGAGTTTAGGTACAACTACAATAGAACAAACAGAATGTGAAATAGGTAAACCAATACTATGTCAACAAATAGATGTATGTCAAGATTGTGATAAACTATTAGAACAACAGAAGAAGATGTTTGAAGATAGTTTGGATATAGTTAAAGGGCTTAATGATGATGAGGATATTAATTGCTTATATAAGCCAGGATTAGCTAATACTAGGATTGAACGAAGTAAGATACTTAATAGTAAGTGTCTACAAGATGCTATGTCTGATGTACCAGATAATACTTTATATGTTAAGTATACCTTATCTAAAGGTATTATACTTGAAAGAATATGTGGTTCAATAGTATATGGTGAACTAACAGTTGAAGTACAAAAGACAGAAGATGGTACAAGAACAAAAGAAAGTTTTACTACAAACTTTGAATTAGATGATGATACAGTAACATGTAAAGAACAGTTGAGGTGGAATTAATGAAGATTAAACTACCTGAGATGTTTGCTAAACGTAAAGAAGTACAAGAGTATGTACGTAGAAAATCTTTGTATAGAGTGTTAGTATCATATGTTTTAGATTGGAAATATAAAGGTAAGAAAAGAAACTTGGTTAAGTGGATGAATACTCATCTACATGATGAAAATGTAATTGAATTAGCACAACGTTTCAAAGGTAGTAATGATAAGAAAGTTATAGACATATTGAAGTATGTATATAATTATCTTACATATACACCTGATATAAACAAATGGAAAGTTGAAGAGTATTGGCAAACACCTGCTGAAACATTAAAGTTTGCTTCAGGTGATTGTGAAGATGGAACATTATTAATATATGCTTTATGTTATTATGCAGAAATACCAGACCATTTAATTAGAATAGTATGTGGAGATGTTAAAGGTGGTGGTCATTGTTATATTGCTTATTCAGCAGAGTTAGATGCAGTAGAAAGAAGTATAGATTGGTGTTATGATATTCAATTAAGTGATGTTAAATTTAGAAAAGTATATGGTGATAATGACTTATATTACTTTGGAGAAAGAGAATGGTTCTCATTTAATTCAACTACAAGTTATAAATTGAAAGTGAAGAGGTGAAATGGGGATGGCAGAGAAAACATTTTATAAGATAACAAACAAAGATATATATGAGAAGTTAGAAGATATTGAGAAACATGTAGAAAGAACTAATGGTAAAGTAAATGTTAATAGATGGGTTAGTACAACTGCATTATCACTTACAGTTATAATCTTAGTTTTTTTAATTCAACATAGTTTAAAATAGAGGTGAAACAAATGTCAAAAGTATTAAAGTTTGAAACAAAGAAAGCATATAGTATATTAATTGGGTTAACAAAGACAGCTAAGAATGCAGCAATCTTCTTACTACCTAGTTTGATAGCATATCAAACAACTATCCCTTTAAAATATGCTGGTATATTATCTATAGCAATATATATTATTAAAAATTACATTGAAAATAAATAAATAAATTAATTTATTTATACTAGTTTTTACAACTAGAACAAATAATATTAGTTTGGAGATTACTTGAGATAATGACGTAAAATAAGACGTTTTAAGCTATCTTTATTTTACCCTATAGCTAATACCTTTTTTCTTTTTTCTTTCTTTATTTAGGCTTATATTAAGCTAGAAATAGATAATAAGAACCTTATTCTATTGTTTTCTTTCAGCTCGTTTAACAAGATTCGATATCAAGTCTACATCGTTTTGTATATGTGTGTCTGGTTCATCTACTGCAAGTATAGTATTCTCAAAGAAAGCTATTAGTTCTTGCATATTCAATCTCTTTTTAGTTTTAATTCTATTATGTGCTTTATTCAATATTGTCTTTAAAAGAATAATAAACTGTTGCTCCCTAAGTTTACACTTCTCTATTTCTCTTTCCATTGCACGTAAACGTTCCTCTATAGATGCTTTGTAAGTGGGAGCAACAGGTTCATCAATCATTTCTTTTCAGCCTCTTGTTCTTTCTTCAATGCTTCATTCCTTTCCTTTAAAAATCCAGCTTGGAGTTTCTTAATAGATTCCAATGATGCTTGTTCAACCTTAGCATATATGTCTAGGTCTTTTGTTAATGTTTCAGCATTCTCTTTGTACTCTTTAATCTTTCTCTTCAATTCTTGTAAGTATCTATCAAATTCTATTGGTTCAAACTCATCAACCAATGTTCTTTTAATGTGTACTTTATCCTTACCATCAATTATTTTAAACTCAACACTTAATTCATTTACTACATTATCACATTCTACCATTCTATTTCACCTCTGTTTATATTAATGCTTGTTGTACTGGTTCTATTATTTCTGATTCAATCTCTACAACTTCTAACTCTGTTCTACACCATTCTTTATCATAGAACTTATATACATGTAGTTCAACTATCTGATTATCATCAACCCATAGAAGACCATTAAAAGCATCAAACAATACTTTATTATAGTTATCTATATCATGCTTATAATGTGTATCAAAGTATAATTTAACTGTTAGTTTAATAGTACCAGTTATTGTGTTTCCATGATAACTATGAATTGCTACTTCTTTAAACTCTTTGGCTCTAGCAGTTAAATAATACTTAGGGAATGCTCTACCACTTTTAGTTTGTATTACCCTCATACCTTTATAATGATTAACACTGGGTGGTGTTCCATCTATTATTATATTAATCATTTTTAAGTTCTCCAATCTTTCTATCTAAATGACTTTTTGGATTAAGTTTTCTTTCATATGTTCCATCTATTTCTTTTTCACTTGTTAAATATTTAACAGATGTACATACTGATGAGCCATGTTCTTTAGTCATTTTACATCATCTCATCTGGTATGGTAAACACTTCATCTAACATCATTTCATTTAGGTTATTAAAGTGAAAAGAAAATACACAACAAGTATCAAAGTCAGTTATTTTTTCAATAACAACATCACCTTTATAAATTCTAATAATTGTACCTATTGCCCAATCATCAAATACACTATCATGGAATAGATAAGTTTTACCAATTTCTAAGTCATTAACATTTAATCTTTCTAATCTCATATTATTCACCTCATAATATATTAAAAATAAAAAAATAAAATTAATTTAACATCTTTTCCATTGCGTCACAATGCCACTTAAGTCGCATTCTACTACAAAGCCTAGTATGCCATTCTAACTCTTTAGCAAATGCTTCTGCTTCTTTGTTAGCTTTCTTAAGTGTTGTCTTAGCTGCAACAGTCTTTAGTTCTTCTTTAGTAGGTGGTGCTATAGTAACCGATACACAATCTCTTAGTTCACTGTTACATTTATATCCATCTACCTTAACTGTCTTACCTGTTCTATCAGATGTTATTAATGCTACTTCAAACTTACTACTCTCTTCAGTCTTAGTTACTTTTAATAACTTTTCAATGTTTGCTTCAAGTACATCTATCCTATTTTCTAATTGAGCAATGGTATTATCATACTCTTCTATCTGTACAAAGAATCCTTTAAGCCAAGTGAAGTAACCTACACCCCTCTTAAATATCCATTCCATTTGTATCTCTCCAGTTAGATAATAAGATAATGTTCTCTTATCCATACCACTATTATCATATGACCATTTATCATTTGATTCAGATATGAAGTTACTTATCCTTGTATCTCTTTTGATAGAGTCATCTTCATTACCATCTATCTTAGTATTCAATCTCTTATCATTCTTATCAGAGTATTGTTGTACTGCTCTATCCCCTTTGATTCTATCATCTTCTTCATCATCTATATTATCTTGGAGTTCTCTATCTCTACTCTTAGATGTTTGGTCTACAATTACTAAACCAATAGCTAATCCCATATCTCTAATCTTTGAGCCTCTATCATTCCTATCAACTTCTCTTTCTAAGTCATTGATATCATCTTCATTGTCTTTAATATCTCCTTCATTTGTTTTAATTCTTTTCTTCAAATTTCTATCTCTTTGTTTACTATCAGATTCAACATCATCTATCTTATTATCAAGAACATTATCACCATTATCTACATAGTTCTTAATGTCACCCGATGTATAACCATTTAATGTATCTGCATCTATCTTTACATTATAGTCATCTACTTGTCTATTAAAGTCAAAAATAGTATTACTATCTTTATAGTCAAGGTCTTCAATACTACCAGCTGAAACTAAACTAACAGCTAAACATAAACTTACTAATAAAATACTAATTTTATTCCACATTCTATTTACCTCTATTGTTTATTATTTTATTTACATGTTCTATTACTTCTTCATCAATACCTTGTTTATAGTATGTATTACTAATATTATAAACAGTAGTGTGTTCTATAATTTGTGGTTCTATTACTCTTATAATTTCATGCGTTCTTATTTTTTCAATTGGTTGTATTGTTTCTTTATGGTTAACTAAGGTAATTGTACCATTACCTAAAGCTAATACAAATAAGGATAATACTACACATAAAAATATTATCCCACAAATTACACTATAATTTATATTCTTTCTCATTTCATCCACCTCTTTAATTTATCTTCATTACTCTCTTCAACAGCCATAAGTTTTTTTAATTTATCTGGTGCTTCTAATTCTCTATTACAAAGCACACATAACTTTAACTGTTTAAGTGGTAACAATATATGTTCTTGAATATAAGGACAACCAGGTATGCCTTCATAAGTATGATGATAATGTGACCTTAATGTTGAATTAGTATTACCAATACAATTATTTCTTTCACTCCATTCATTTAACATATCATTTACTAATTCAAACTTATATTGTTTCATTAAGTTAGTAACAAGTATATATGTTATCTTCTTTCTATGGTCTTTGAATATATTATTAAACATAAATCTCATACATGGTCTAATAGATGATATATGTCCACATTTAATATTTAATAATTTAGGTAATGATTCATCAGCTATTTTTAATATATGAGTTGGTAATAGATTATCATAATCACTATGAGCATCTATTACCATCTTCTTATCTTTACCTGTCTTTTGATGCATACTATATTCACATCTTATCATATGCTTACCTGCTAAACCAACATCTAATTGATTATCAGTTATCTTTTTATCATGTATACTTTTAACATCATATAACCAACAATAGAACTGTTCCTTCATCTTCTTTAATTGACTACCATTCTTAGCTTTAAGTAACTCATTAAATAATATATGAATATGAAATGATTTACCACCACTAAACCAAACACTATAACAATAACCATTCTCATTTAACTTTTTACAAGCCATCTCTGCTAAGTTATAATTATCCATAACAGATGGTAAGTCATTCTCTATTACTATCTCATTGTCTAGTATAGTTCTATCACCAATGTCATTCCTTTCTGCTAAATCATATGCATTAACACTAGGATAAATCATATACTTCCAATACTGTTTTTCTGGACCAAACCTTAGTGCAACTTTAAACCTACCATAAGTACTCCAAAGGTTATCTAATTTGATTCTTTGTTTGCTTTTCATTTTAAATAAAATGAGGGAGCACATCAATTAGATGCTTTACTGGAAAAGAGGTATCAAAACCAGTGCTCATTCCTCTTTATTGTAATGCTTCTTGATGTTCAGTATAAATAGATGGTTCATCCCTAAAGTCAAAGGTATGCATCATCTTAATAGTATCCCCTTCAGTAAACAAAGGTTTAAATCCATAGTCAAATAGTTTCTTTTGTTTTTCTATTTTAATCACCTCATTCATTCTCTATCATTGGAGCAACTAAGTATTTCATTTCAAATTTATCAGGTACATTAACTATAAATATAGATGGTGTATCTTTTTCTAAGTTCCATTTTAGTTTTGTTGCAATCCTAGAAATTTTCTGAATACTTTTCAAGTAGCTTATATTTAATTTGCATGCAACCAACTCTTCAACCTTATTAATCTTCACATCTGTTGCTTTCTTTATCTCTATACTCATCTTAGTAGTTATATCTGCATCATCTATAAACATTATTAGTTTGTCTTCTTCAAGTTTTATTTTAACTGCTGTTATCTTAGCATCAAAATCATTAACAGTATCATTAAAATCAACAATTGGTAGAGTAACACTATTCTTAGGTTGAAACTTACTTAGGTCTAATGGTTTAATCTCAACATCTTCAGATAACAATCCCATTCTAAATACCTTTTTTCTCTTACCCATAGTAACACAATAGAGTTGGTTATCCTTTACCATCATAGTAAATACATCAGTTGGTCCGACTTTAGATACTATCCCCTTAAGGTCTGTAAGGCTTATATCAACCTCTTCTTTCTCCCCCTCTAGTTCATACTTAGAAAACATTTTACGGCTTAATTTGAACTCTATAAAGGCTACATTAGTACTTATAGCATGTATAGTAATCTGTTCTTTCTCAAATACTAATTTAACATCTTTAGTGAACTCACCAAGTATTTCAATTATTGTTTTGAATATTACTGGCTTTTCTAATATTACTTTCATTCTTCCACCTCTTCATATGTTTCTTTGAAGATATCTGGTTTGCATGGATAAAATTCACCCTTAACTCCTTTAATTATCCAATCACCTAAATTAGCAATATGTTGTCCTTCTAATGTGGGTATAATTAAACAAGATACTTCATCTAAATTAATCACATTCATTTGTTTTGTAAGTGTATGACCAATAAATTTTTCTATTTTTTCTGTATTATACCCAGTCCATTGTGTAGCTTCAATCACAACTGGTTTCTTTCTATACTTCATTTCTTAACACCTCTTTCTAATTCAAATTTTCTTTTTATATGTTCTTCTGCTTTAACTACCATGAATTTTAAAAATTCAAAATAATCATCCCCCATCGGATAAATTTTTAATTTTTCTCTTGCCTCATCAAACATTGCTCCCATTTTTATTACCTCTTTTGGAGTGCTTTTGCTCTCTCTTTGTATATATATTCATTCTCATTAGTTAGTTCTACTTGATTAAAACCAACTCTAAACTTAGCTAACTTAATGAACTTATTATTTATCTCAAATCCAATAGCACTTTTACCTGATGCTTTAGCTGCAATTAAACTTGTACCACTACCTAAGAATGGGTCAAGTACTGTTTCTCCCTTCAAGCTATGTAAATCAAAAAATATCTTTGGTAATAGTATAGGAAATGGAGCTGGATGGTCTACATGATTTTCTGGATGTATCTTCCATATATCAAATTGGAATTCCTTATACTTTTCAGTGTTCATAACATTGTTATCTTTTTCTTCTTTAGTCATAGTATGTCTTGTACCTGGTTTCTTCATAACTATTATAGGTTCATATACATTATTTGGTCTATAATACAATGGATAAGGGTTTTGCATAAATAATCCATATCTCTTTTGAGTAGCCATACCATCTGGTTTCTTCCATTGTATAACATCACAATATATAAACCCTATATCTCTCATTAGATTAAACATATCAAATCTAATGGGTTGTTTAATAGTACCTAATTTATCTGTTTGGTATATATCAGCTATGTTAAGACCGATAACTCTACCTGGTTTTAATACTCTATAACATTCTCCAAGTACCATCTTCATTTTACCTAAATATTCTTGGTAAGCATTCATATCAGTACTACCACCAATGTCTTCTTCACCTGAACCATAGTCTTTAGCTAATGCATAAGGTGGTGAAGTAAAGACACAACCAATAGAATCATCTTCTATCTCCAACATACTCTCACAAGTTCCTTTTATAATTATATATTTCATTTTTCTACCCCAACAATATATCTTTCATTATCAATCCAGTTATATACAAAATCAATATGACAATTCTTACAGTAATAACATTCTAAGATATGGTCTACAAGTATATGTTTACTTTGACACTTTGGACATTCCATTCTCGGTTTCACCTTTGTATTCCATTCTCAACTCCGTTCTTTAATACTTTAATACCATGAATAATACCCATGGGGATAACATCGTATTCAGTTAAACCATTTGAATCTATATCATGTACTAACACTACTCCATCTTTATCTTCTTTAACAAGTATACCATAAGTATCTCTAGTAACTGTTAAATCATTTATTGATTTTTTATGTATATCATATAATGATTCTTCTGTACCTTTAGCTGCATCTTCCCATGTTACTTTTACAAATTTTTCCTTCATTTTTATTAACCTCTTTTGCGCTCTAAAATATATATGTTCGATATTGATTTTCACAAAAAAAAATACTAACTCAAACCATTGGTTTGTTTATTAGCAATGTCTGATTCTATCTCAGCAAGTATATCTTCATCTGATACAATTACTTCTTCTTCTATAATCATTTGTTTATCTTCATTCTTTTGAAATAATGGTTGTTCTATAGATTGTAATGGTTTTATTTTCTTCTCTGGTTTAATATCCCTCAAATTAACTTCTACACCAGTATAAGGATTAGTTACCATAATTATATCACCACAATGTTTCTCTATATACTCTTGAGAATGTACTGGATAATACTTAGTCATGTTATCTTTACATGTTTGAATTACTTTATCCCAATCTATAAGGAATTGAAACTCTTTAATTAATGTACCAATCCTATAGTTAGCAGGTTGAGAACCTATCTTCTCTGAATTAGTATATCCTAAGTCTGTTAGAATGTTTAAGTGCCTAGATACCATATGAGCAGATATATTAAGACCAGCACCTCTTAATTTATTTTGTATTTGTGTTCTATTAAGTACTTCATTTATTTGTACTATATCCAATATCTTTTTCTCTATGTTAGTACACCTTAAAGCACTATCCTTTAATATATTACCATAGATTATATGGTTATAATACATATCTTCAGGAGTTACTAAGTATGTTGTCTTATCTTCTTCAACATAGTTAATTCTCTTCTTCCAAAAGAATCTAGTAATACCATACGTATTTGATAAATACTTAGGAAAATCTCTTCTACAATCTGTAAATGTAGTTGGTATAGCTTCTACAAATACTTGAGCAGCAGGATGAATAAAATTACTCTTTGAGAATAAGGGTAATGTAGTTAAATGTAACCTTAAATCATCAACTGTTTGAGTATCAACTACTTTAATACTTTGAGGTAACATTGCTAACATTGCTTGTTTATTTAATACGTTTACATTCTGTGCTTCAGAATCATCACTTCTAATAACTGTTAGTCTACTTCTTAATTGGTCATCTATCTTCATCTCTTCTTCATCTGCTAAGCAAAAGATATATGGTCTTCTAGGTAATGTAAATTCTTGAGTTCTTCTTTGACCTGATTCAAATACAACTGTTTTATATACACTGTCTTTACCTTCTCCCCAATCCTTTAATATCTCCAACATACCTTTAGGAAGTTTGTTTAATTCTGATACTACAATATAAGTATGACCTTTTAATTTTTCTACTTGATACCATGCTGATTTCTCACTACCTGCTGATAAATTATACATACCATTCTTAACTGATAATAGTTTACACATATTATCAACCATAAATGTTTTACCAGAACTCCTTTGACCTGATATCATACAATTCTGTTGTCCTAATATCCAATTTGTAAATACAGCTAATCTACTCTCATGTTCTCCAACTATCCATTGTTCAAGAATTCTATGAACGTCGAATAAATTGGGTTTATAATTTGGATTAGTTATACAACTTAAATCTACATCAACCATCTTTCACCTCATTCTCAATTACTTGTACTACTGTTTTTTTATTATCACAATAAATTAAGTTTGAATGTATATGTCTTAATATTGGTGATTTATGAGATATAAACACCTCTTTATCACAATTAAGACATCTCATTCTTTTACCTTATGGGTTATACCATATGTTTCCTTAATTTCATAACCAAAGTCACCAATGGTTGTAAAGTAACACTTCTTATTTTGTTCAATAAAAGAATTAAATTGGTTAGTGATTTGTTTTAAATCACTAACACTTAACTCTAATGTATTTATGTTTAATTCAGTCATTCTAACTTAGGTAGTGATATACCTATAATCTCTGTTGCTCTGATTTCAGATATACCATTCTTAGTCATAATTAACATGGCTTTATCTTTACTCATAGCTGGTAGAGATTTAATAGCACTTACTACACTCTTCTCCAAGTCATTAAAACCTTTAGTTGTTTCATCTTCTTTTTCACTACCTTTAGATTCAGGTACTTTAGATGAATCAACCTTTTCAACATCACCAGGTACTATCTTAATACCATACATATCTGCTGGTTGTTTGGTTTTATCATAAGTAACTTCAAAGCACTTTGCTAAAGGGTCATTACCCATGTCTTTCATTAATTGTATGACTTCTTCTAATTTTCTATTAGATGTCAATTTAAATGCTTTGACATAGATTGCTCCATCTTTAACAATCTTTCTTTCGTATGATGGAGTTAAAGACATACCAGGATACAATGCTCTAAACACCTTACCTTTAAGTACTTTAATTTCTTCAAAATCTCTTTTCTCTCCATCAACTCCTTCAAGTAATCCTTCTTTCACTGGGAATTGAATAATAGCACCAGTACTATCTTTGATGTCATCATTCCTTTTATCCCATGACTTCCAAATACAAAATTTCTCTTCAACTTCTAAGTCTATTAGTTGGAACTTAAAAGCTTTATCTTTCAACCAATCCATTTATTACACCTCGTTTAAGTTGCCTTTATGGCATCTCATATTGCTGTTTTTATTTCTTTATTTAGTTTCGCTTCAATATTCTTTGCTCTAATGTTATTAAGGCAAAGGTCACACACTTCATCCATTTCGTATTTATTTTTAATCTTTGGTTTATCAAATCTATGTATTTGATTAAAGTATGTACCAACCAAACCACATTCACCACATACTTTAGATTTTGACATCTGTTTTACCTTTAAGTTTGTAGAAGATAAATCCTTCATATTTAGGAATGTTATCTCCATGAGGATTAGTAGTTTTAGTTTGAAATACTGTTGATGCTACTACTAATTGTAATGGATGGTCAGCCATCTCATTATACAATTCCTCAACTTCTTTACCTGTTTTAAAACTAAAGTGTTTGGTTTTATTATTCCAACCATCTGATTTAACTGTATCGTTAAATCCCATTAGATACCACCAGAGAAGTTATGTTCACTAATCTTAGTGTTTAACTTCTTACAATATTCTTCTGCTTTAATCCAAGCTTCTTCAATTGTTGGTGCATATACTTTAACTTTACCACTCATTTGGTTCTTAGCATTTACACTAATCTCAACACTATTAGGTTGTTCTATGTCTTTTTGTATTTCACTCATTTAATCCACCTCATTTATTTTATTTGTAAAATAGAAACTCTGCAATTAATTGCCATTTAATCTCATGATAATTCTCAATAAAATAAGCATCTAAAACTTCAAAGGATTCATATATCTGTGGTATATCCCCTTCAATTATATATATATCTTGATACTCTGATTCAATTGATTGTATATCTTCATTTACCATCTTTATACCTCTTTAAGAATGATTAAATATAAAAAGCAGTTTAAGTCATGCTTAGGACTTGGTTTATAGTCACTTAGAACAAACTTATTGTTCTAGTTCTTTCTGCATTTCTCTTAGCTGTGCTTTGTACTCTTCAGATTCACTACAAGCATTTATTCCTGCTTCAAGAATATCTCTGTTAGAAAACCCACCAATCTTTGTTACTCTGGTGTACTTCTTAATTACGTCATTATCTTCTTCAACGTCTAATGTAGTTGTTACATACTTCTTTGCTTTTACTTCTGGTACTGCTACTTCTTCACCCATTATCTTACACCTCTGTGTATATTTCATTCAAAATCTTTCTGGTTAAGATATTTAACCAGAACCCTACAATTACTTGAAATAAAGGTAAATCCCTTTATAAACTTATCTATTTTACTACTTTTATATCAGTCGGATAGCAACTCTGATAGTTCAGCTTTAGTCATCTCCTTCCAACTCTTAACTTTCTTCTTTTTAGCTGATGCAATTCTTTTCTTAGCTGGTCTAATATCATCGAATAACTTTTGAATTAAATCTGGTTCAGCTGCCTTTAATTCAATATAACATTTACTTGTTTTATGAAACATCATTCCTTTCCAAAAGATTGCTTCACCTGCTTCAACACGTTTAATAACCATGTTAACTGCTTTCATATTTATTACCATTTCTAATTTGTCCATTGTTTTATCACCTCATTTATTTAACCATTTAAATAATGTTTTATCATTATATTTATAACTTTGTCTATTGTGTTTTTTATAACTAATGGTTGCTTTTAATCTATGTTCATCACACAATCTAAAATGTTTCTTAGTTATTGGATTAAGACTAACATGTTGATTACATCCAGTATATACACAAATATGAAAATGATGTCTAATCCTTCTATCTTTGTCAAGTAATTCTTTTGCAGCTTGTTTTCCTTGTGCTTTAATTTCTTCATGAAACCTTCCAAGTAACTCACTAGCTTCAATTCCCATTCCCCTCATTCTTAAATCCCTTATAGTATCTTGAGTAATAGGTATTATAGCTTTATTCTTACTCTTATTCTCTACATTATCCATTGCTTCTTTAGCATATATCTTTCTTAATTCATTATATGTACCTTTTGGTATTCTTTTACTTTTATATATTACCATCTTACTTCAACCTTATAAATTTATGTTTATGTTCAATTATTATTTGTCTGTTAAGTAGATACTCAATCTTCTCATCACCAAATAACTTATATGCTTCATCAACATCAATACCTTTTTCAAATACAGATTCTTTCTTTATTTGACTTATGTTCTCAGACTTTAATTGAAAGAAAGCAGCAATCATATGTTTACATTTACCATTAACTTTCTTTTGTCTATGAAGATAATCAGGACAAGTACATGAATACATTGTCACATCATACCATCTACCTATAGTACTTGATTCTACATGTGCAAACTTATTATCTGTTGAGTATTCTATTTTCATTTGGAAGTACCTCAAACTTACTTACATCATTACCTTCATGAACAACATAATATGATGTTCCAAGTAAGGGTGGTTTAGATATTGGTATTGAACATTCTAATTTATTATTGTATATTAAATAATGTCCATTTTGACAAACTCTATGAAAACCATAATTAATCATGACCATTGAGAATTCTTCACAAAATTGACAATATGCTTTACCTTTTTTAAGTATTACATTACCACCTTTATCTACTTTATTAACAATCATATGTACTCCCATTAAATATCACCTATCTTTTTATATTTGAATAAAAAATAAAAAAATGTGGTTGATTAGACCACTTAAATTAAACCCTGTTCTTTAGCATCTTTAATTGCTTCAATGATTTCTTCTTTAGTTATTGGTGCACCTTTAAAGCCACCACCTCTACCAAAGTCACTTGGTGTTCTCTTACCAAAGTTATCATCTACATTGTCATGAGCTGATAGTACCATCTCTGCTATTAATTTCTTCATTCCTAATCTGGAATTCTTTGCTACTGCTATTGCTTTATCAGCAATTACTTTCTCTACAGGGTCAAGTAAATCAAACTTAGCTCCAATCCATTGTACGTCTGGATTAGAGTGTCTACCAGACCTCTTAACATCTCTTTTGTCTACTACTTCTTCAACATCACTATCTTCTTCTTCAGGTGAAGAATCATCTTCAACCAAATCTTCTCCCACTTCATTCTCTTCTGTCATGTTTTGTACCTCATATTTTATTCATCTTTATCCGATGATTGTAATGTTCTATCAAATGCCTCATTAAATACGTCTTCTAATTGGTCTATATCATCTATTGATTCATCTACACTCCTCAACAACATTCTTTTTCCTTTAGCTGTAAAAGGAAATAAAACTGTTGTTATAAGTATTGATGAATGCATCCTAATATCTTTGTGTTTTAACTTAGCTAAAAGCAACATAAAATCAAATATTATTTTAGTTAGATTCATACTTGCTTTTTTAATTGGGTCATCATTAGTATTCAACTTCAACTCTGTTAAATCTTTAGATACTTGTTCTTCAGTTCTCCCAGTTAAATCAGCTAATATTTTTCTACTATCTTTCATTAACTTCTCATCCATTTCTTTATTCAATTTCAATCCCCTTCCATTCATTATCACAATAATAATCAATTTCTCTTAGGTCAGCTATAAACTTAACAACATCCCCATTAACTTTCAAATAACTATAAACTAATACTTTAAGTGCTGTGTTGTTTTGTTCTCTGTTATCATCATTTCTACCCATAACACTCATAGCTAACCAATCAAATATTCTATATCTTGGTGCAGTTAAATCAAATTTGGTTTGTGCTAACCAAATATCTGTTGCTCCAAAATATTCCATTGTTGCTAATATAGTATTAACATCATCTTTATCTAATTTGTTAGCAATACTCTCTTCATCACCATCAATCTCTGGCTCTGATTTCCTACCAACTTCTAAAAGTTTGTTCCAAACTTTACTTGTTTTCTCATTCATTTTATTACCTCCATTAATTTTATTCTTATTATTTTTTATATTCTATTTCAAGTCAAAAAGGAATATTTTTAATATCGTGTTATTTTATTCTTCTATTCTCTTTCAAAATCGTTTTTAAGACGTAAATAAGACGAAATAAAGGAATATTATTAAATACTCAATAAAGTATATGCCTAAAAATAATATTCCCTTAAATCGCTTTATTTTACGTCATCTCTTCTTCCCTTCAAAAACCCTCCAAATTAATTAAAATACTGTTCAAGTAGCACACCCAAGTATAAACCCAAGTCTATCCAAAGATAGATGGAGAGGATAAATGACGTGGGAGAAAGCCAAATGGCAAGGGTAGCAAATTAACCTTTGTAAATGACAAAGAACCACTACTTGGATATCAGTTTAATCAACCCAAAGTTTAAGTATTCTACTTGACGTTCCAAATGTTACTGTAGTTATCTTGTCCTTGATACCCAATGCTCTTGCTAATTCATCATAACTCAAATCATAATGAGTTTCAGTTGTTTTCTTCATCGTATTCCTCCCTTGATTCAAATGATTTACAATCAATCTTACCTTCCCATGCTTCATCAGATTCATTAACTTTACATTCAGCAAAGTTAACATCTAATTCTTCATAGTAATGTTTACACATATGACAATCACTCATTTTATTCACCTTTATAATCAATTTCAATATAACCTTTACCATCCCATTCTTGAATATAAGCAGAATCAATACCCCCATGTAATAGATATTCTTTGTATTTATATCTAACCCAGTGTGGATTAAAATTACCACACATTCCCTTTGAAAAAGGTACTCTATATATTGATTTTAAATATTTATGTGTATATTTATTACATACACTAATCTCCATTTTGTCTTTCATTTTTAAAACCTATACATTCCAAATGCTTCATCATCACAATCAACCATTTGTCTAATTATCTTTTCACCAAATACTTTATCTCCATGTCTCCTAATATAATCTAAAGTCATTGTTGGTCTATTATAATATATTGTCCAATCATGATAGCCTAATCCTCTTACAGCTATCCATTTAATCTCACCCTTAACTATTTGAGGATAAGAACCAATACCAGATGCTATCTCAGCACCAGGTATCATATCCTTTAGTTTTTGTAATGTTAACAATGTTACCACTTCCTTTTACCATAATAAAAATTCAATAAGAAAGTAAAAAATATATCTTTCAATCCAATCTTTGTTACTCTTTTCATTGTCATCATTTCAATCACCCTTTATTTTTAATGATTCAATAAAGTTATATATGTCTGGTATATTTAATTTGTTATCTTCAATATACTCACTAACTTTATCATTATATTCAACATTTAATTCATCATGAGCCATATCCTTTAGATTCTCAATAGCATTTTCTTTAATACTATCAGGTAATCCATTAATTGCGTCAAGTTCTTCTTCAAATCCAGCATAAATTATATCCTTTTCTTCAATTGAATAATAACTATAATGCAAATCATCGTATTTAACACTTGCAATATAATTCAATTCTCTTTCAATCCTATACTTAATTGATTTCTTAATGCTTTTATCAAGAAGTTTTTTAAAGAATCCAATTGACATGTGTCTTCTTTCATATTCAACTTTATCATCTTCTTCAAAGTCAATTTTATTAGTTGAAGCAGATATTTTATACTCAAATACTGCTTTATCTTTTAAAAAGTTAAAAGAACTCATTTGTAGAGTTATTGTTACACAACCATAAGTATATATGGTGTATATTTTACCCCATTCTTGTTTAGACATATTCATATTAATTATTTGAGGTATGTCTAGTTTATTCTTTCTCAATGCTAATTTCATCTTAGTTACCCAACTTAACATTCTTATTTATTCTTTTAACACCATTCTTTAATTGATGTCTTAGATGTCCAATTGAACCAACTGCTCTTTTAATCTTTCTAGATATCTCTGTATTCTTCCAACCTTCCTCAATTAGTTTCTTTACATCTAATACTTCAGTCATTGTCCAAAAACCAACCTTAAATCCCCTCTTAATCTTTGGTTTACTCTTTACTGTTGTAGATACATTAACTGCACTCAAAGGAACTAACTGTTTAAACTCCTCTATTGTACATCTAACCAACTTACCTCTTATTCTCACTATCATTTTATTTCCTCCATTATATTATTTTAAATTGAACTAATAGCCAACCAATGACTACAATTAAAAATATGATTAAGAATATATCTTCACCATCTAAATCGTCGATACTCATTTTAATATAATATCCTCCAAGCAATTGTACAAAGAACACCTATAACAAATATACAACCAAATAGTATAACTATGTTAACAACCTTAGTTGCTGCTCTATAATATTTATTGTTCTTCATCTTCATCCTCACATTAACATTATACTAATCAAACCATGTAGTATTAATATTGTTGCTGCCATAGCACAAAGTAAATCAAAGAAACTCATATCATTAATCTTTTTCATTATCATCTTTAATCTCCAAAGAATCTTCCAATTCTTTTAATATTTTATCTTTCATTTTTAAATAATATTCTTCAGGTGGATAATTAGACAAATCAATTGGATTCTTATTCCTTTCAATTCTCTTTCTTTTTCTAGTTTTATTCAATTTACTCATATATCCCTGTCCCAATCTAATCACCTTATATATCTAGTTGTAAAAACTAGTTATTTATATGTCTATGAAATGTTCTTTTAATATCTAAATAATCCCAAATGTTATCTTGAGCATTTAATACTTCATTCAAACTAAGTAATCTCTTTGATTGTTTAGGTGTGAGATTAACTCTTATATCCCAATCATCTAATGTCTTCATCATATTAATCACCTTTTATTTTTCTTAAAACTCTTTATAATCATTTTACATTTACAATAGTCATGTTTAATTGGAGCATATGAATCATTCTTTATTTTCATATAGTTATCTCCAAGATTAACTTCTTTATTACATTTAATACATCTTATCATATAAATCACCCGTTTTATTTACCTCTTTAATTCATATACATATTAATTCAATTAATGTTGCAATAATAAGCAACATCATTAAACCAAATGTTATTTTCATACTATTTAATAAATATCTTTGAAATTTAGTTTTCATTTATATCACCTATATTTTTATAATCCATTTATGGTTGTAAAAACCAATGGTACTTAATGTTTAATTATGTACCTGTCGTATATAAGTCCAATCAATATGTTGGGTACTTTGAAATGTTCTAATAACTTAACTAATTGTACTGCTTTTGCTGATACCTCTAATTGTATCTTATCATATTTAGTGAGTTCTTTTTCATCATGAGAATTAATGTGTTGTCGTTTATATCCAGCCAATTCAAAAAAGCTAATTGGTTTCTTTTCAATCTTAATAGTGGGTGCTTTAATCAACCCTTCAAATGCCTTTAAATCTTGTTCATTAACCATATCTATCACCTTCTAAGGTGTGTGCCTTTATGGCTATCACCTATACCTATATACCAATTACTACACCATAAGGTAAAAAAAAATATATATGCCTAATGAGATAAGGCATATATAAGAATCTTGGTAAGCTTATCCTTACCAGAAAGACCTTCTATATCAAGCTTTGATATAACCTTATCGTATAAGTCTTGATATGTTGCTATTGTCTCTTTATTGTCTTCAGTGTTCTTAATTGTTATACCTAATGGTATAGCAAACCACTTATTTTCACTATTGACTTTCTTAGTAATTTTTACTAAGTTGTCAAATACTTCAATTTGTTCTTTTGTTTGTGTGGACGGTACGTCCATTTCTTTTGATGTCATTTTTTATTTTCTCCTTTAGTAGTACTACTGTTGTAGTATACTACTATTGTTGTACTATAATAGTATAATAACTTAGTACTATATAAATATATAGGTACTGTAAGACGTAATAGCTATTGGTATACTCCATTAGTAACAGGTATACAAATAGAAGTATTAGGATAGAGAATAGTATATTAGTATAGATAACATAAGGTATTAGATACCAATATACTAATTTCACTACTAGTTTCAATAGCCTAATTACTATACTAGTATGGACTACTACAATAGATATATTTCGAAGTAGATATCAAATGATACATAATATATACGACCAGTACACAAACAATTACTGATGTTATTCAACTAGTACCAATAAAATAATTACAATAACTATTCAACTTGTACTACTAAAATACACAAACAATTACTTGTAGTTGTGAATAACTTGTTATGAAAGTGTAACTTTGAAGTATAGTAGTAATATATCTACTGTAGTAAAAGGTAGATAAACGTAAGGTTTAAATAGACTACTCTTGATAGTAATTAGCCGTATAGAGCTTTTCGAGTTCAAGTCGATGAGGTGAAAGATGATGGAGAATATTGTAACACAATTCTATTGGTATTGTACTTACTTTCAATCTACTAATTATGATTTGTATGTAAATAAAAATTATTATAGTTGTAAAAACTAGATGAGTGAAATGATTATGGAGTGTGATGTAAGATGGGAAAGATGATTGATGGAAATGGTAATGTAATTGCTGAGTCACCAGATGGTAATGAAGATATTAAGAGAGTGATAAATAAAAGTAAGATGACTTTACAAGATAGGTCTGAAGAAGATGATAAGATGGATGTCACACGACCAACAGATGGTGAACTTAAAGATATTGCAACTGGTCCTTCAGACCATATTACTGAACCAGTTGGTGAATACTTTGGTAAAGTTGAATTCAGTCCAGCAAAGGAAATACAATTCCAGGAATACCAACGAAGACAATTCACACTTAAAGAAGAACTTGAAAAAATCAATGTGAAAAAACAAACTATGTTGGATAATATGAAAAAAATGAATACAACAGACTTTAAAAAGAAGTATGGTAATCCCACAAGAATATGGGCAATGTTAACATGGGACATAATAAAACTGAAGAAACAAATGGAGAGTTTATAAGATGGTTTCTATTGTTAAGAAAGGTGCTATTGAAATAGCAATGAAGAAGAAAGTTACATTCATTGAGAAACTTAAAGAAAAGAATTATGGTAGGCAGTTGTTAGGTTACATGGAACAAAGCTTACGTGAAGATGAACAAGGAATATATCTTGCCTTTGTTGAGTCAATTGCTAAGAAACATAATCTATCTAATCCTGAAGACATGATGATGCTTGACCTTGCTATCTATGACTTCATTAGGATAAAAAGACTACATGGATTACTAATGGAAGATGGTGACTTGATAAAGAAGACATGGATAGACAAAGATGGTAATGAACAGAGCACAAGTAGGAACAACCCCGCATCATATCTAGTTAATGCAGTTGAACAACAGTTTAGAAGTAATATGAAAGAACTACAGCTTACAGTAAGAGAGAAGAGAAAGAAGACACTTGGTGTTGATGCAAAGGACTTCTCTTCATTTTGTCAGGATGTGATTGATGTTGAAGAGATAAATGAGGATTAACATGTTAATCCTATTTAACTTAAATGAGGTGAATGAAGATTAGTTTAACTATGAAGGAACTTACAGAACAACATGGTGAGAACCTAAAGTTGAAATTATCTGACCCAGTATTTTTTATTAATGAGATTATTGGATTACCTTCAGATAAAGATGGAACTCCAGGTAAACTTACACCATACCAAAAAGAATGGTTAGACTTACTTGAACTTGGTGAAGCTAGATTGAATCTTATGGCGTTTAGGTCATCTGGTAAAACTGAATTGTTGTTTGTTGATTATCCAATATTTAAAGCATTCACACAGAAAGGTTGGCAAGGTATTATAACCTCAAAGACAGAGAAACAAGCTATATCTATATTGAGAAGAATAAGAGAAAAAATTACAATGAGTGATATTCTTAGAACAGCTATTCCAACAGGTAAGTCAATACTATGGAGTAAGACTGAATTACAATTAAAGAATGGTTCTATGATATGGAGTAGACCATCGAATGAGAACTTACCAGGAGAACACGTAGATTTTATAGGTGGAGATGAGATAGGTTATTGGGATAACATGGATATCATTACAAAGGTTATACCTCCAATGGTGTTGGCTAAAAGAGGAACAGTTGCATTTGTTGGAACACCAACATCTCAAACTGACGCAATACATCAACTACATAAGAATCCAGCATACACTTCTAAGATGTATCCTGCAACAATGAAATGGAATGATGGTAAAACTCTATGGGAACATAGATATCCTGATAATCCAATGGGTAGTGTTAGGAAACAATATGATGCTTTATCTTGGTCTAGGGAATTCTTATGTAAACCCTTATCTTCATCAACAAAGATATTCCCTTATGAGTTGGTATCAAAGTGTTTTGATTTCAATGCACCATTTACTGAAGGGGCAATAGATAGAAGAACATATTATATGGGAGCTGATTTTGCTTTGAGTGGTGAAGCACAATCAGATTACACAGTTATTACATTACTTGAAAAGAATGAAGAAACTGTTAGAGTTGTTAATATTGAAAGATATAAAGGAATGAGTTATCAAGCACAGAAAGCAAGGATAGTTCAGTTGTATAATAATTATAGATGTGTTAAGATAACTGCAGATGCAGGTTCATTTGGTAAAGCATTCATACAAGACCTTAGAAATGATTCATTGAATGTTCAGGAGTTTAGATTTACACAATTAAGTAAACAAGATATGATAACAAATTTAAGGAATTTCTTTGAACAAAAGAAAATAATTATAAATAAGAATGAAGATGATATTAGAACCAAACAAGTAACAGATATACTTGTAAAGGAATTAAGTTCTTTTGGTGTTATGTATGATGAAAAGAAGATGACTGTTAAGTTTCAAGGATTAGGTGAACATGATGATACAGTGATGTCTTTAGGCTTAGCATGTTATGGTGCTAGAGGATTTGGAGAAGTATGTTTGGAAGTAAGGCGTTCTAGTGTACGTGGAAGTAAAGGCATATTCTTAATTAGCTGATTTTTTCTTACGATAATAGATACTTTTAAATACTCAATCTCTGATATCTACCGATTGAGTACTATGAAGATTCCAAAAAAACTATTAGAGGTATGGAGAGGTTCTAAAACCAAAGAGGTTATTTCTGAAGCAGGAATAGGATTGGTGAGTAGGAATACTTTTCAAGATGTAGATTCGGATGCACCACCTGTTACATTAATAGAACAATATAAGAATGCCTATAGCAACTTTCCTATTGTATCATCATGTATAAATAATGCAGCAGGTCAGGTTGCTCAAAACTTCTATTTTACATCACGTGGTGAAAAAGCATTATCTAAGTTTTCAGATAAGTACAATTGGCAAGATTTCTTTTTTAGTTTGTCTAGAGAGTTATTGAAGATTGGTACTTGTTGGGTGGAATTACCACGTAATAGTTCTGGTATTATTGAATTTAAATTCATTGACCCAAAGACAATGGTTACTTATCGAAGTAAGACAGGTGACTTTATAGGTTATGCACAATTTTTAGATGGTAGAAAAATTGCGTTATGGGGAACAACAGGAAACATAAATACAGATAAAACATTTACTAAACGGAAATCAATTAAGGAGATTGAGATGTTCCGTTATAACGTACAACCTGGTGAGAAATATGGGACTTCACAGATTCATTCTAGTTTACCATCTTTGGGTTTAAAAGATAGTATAGAATCTGATTCTAGTACAATAGTACATCGTTATGCAGCACCACTAATTCATTTTAAATTAGGTAATGAAACTGTTTTACCAAATCCTAAGACATCTCAAGTTAATCAAGTAGAGGAAAAGGTTGTAGATATATATGCTGATACTGAGTTTGTAACATCTTGGTTAGTAGATGCAGAGGTATTACAATTTCAAGGAAAGGGATTTGAAGTTACCCCAATTACAGAACATACAGATGAACAAATATATCTTGGTCTTCAAACTCCAAAAGAACTTATATTAGGTGGTAATGCAGATGAAGTAACACTTAGAAATTATGTTAGATTTATTAAGAATTTACAAAGAACTATTAAAACACAATTTGAAGATAAAATTATAATTGGTCAAAAGTTAGGTAATAAAGAGAACAAACTAATGTGGGAACATACCGAAGAAAGAGAATGGGAAGTTTCAACAGATATCCTACGTGGTCTTGTTAAAGATGGTCTGGTAACTCCTCAGAAAGCTAATTCTCTTCTCCCCCCAAAATTCGCAGAGAAGTTGCCAGATATCCCAGTTATGGGTGAAGGGCCAATAGGTAGTCCAGGTAATCCTCAAGACCAATCAAAGTTCCAGAAAGGTTCTGATAAAGTTAAGTTTGGTAATAATCCAACCGACCCAACTAAAAAACAAAATACAGATGGTAAAAGAATGGATAAGAAGTTTGTAGCAAATCCAAAGGTGAAATAATGCCAATGATAAGAAATCCTTTTAAGAAAGGAACAATGTTACATATCGACCAATTTGACCAAGAAACTATTGTTGATAATCCAAGCAATGAACCAAGTAGGAATCATCAATTTCAAGATATGCTAAAGGTTAATCAACTTACACAGAACTCATGGAACTTCAGTCCTTATACTCGTGAAAATAATTATAACAAAATGACTATATTAAATCCAAGAAACCAAATAGTACCACGAGCTGCAAGATACAAGAAACAAATAGAATTAAGGAAATATAGACAACCAAGGTGATAATAATGGGAACTATAGATTTGAAGTGGCGTGTAGATATTAAAGAGAGTAAAGTTGAAGGTGAAGGAAAATCCAGAAAACTTATAATCGAAGGAACTGCATTAGCTGTAGGAAAATCAAAGAACAATAGGAATTATAGAGTTCAGAATCTTGAAGAGAATGATGGTAAACCTTTTAACTTTATTGTTGGACATCAAGAGGATTATGATAATCCCAACCATAATGTTGGAGAGGGAGCATATGCTTTAGATAGTGAAAGTCTTAATCTAAAAGGTTGGGTTAAGAACACAATTAAACACCCTGATATAATCGAACAAATTCAAGACGGATTAGTTGGACCATCCGTACAAGGTGGAGCAACAGTTGAACGTGTAGAAGAAGATAATGAAGTCACATTTAATATGGAAAAGCTCCATATTCCTTTAGTTGCTTTAGTTAATAAGCATACACGGGGAGTTGAAGCTGCATCTTTACAAGCAGCAGTTTCAGAATCATTTAAAGAAGTGGAAGAAAACGATAAACAAATCAAAACAAAAGGTGATAAGAAAATGTCAGAGATTAAAGAAGCTGATTATTTGAAGTTGAAAGAAGAGAATGAAAATCTGAAGAAGAAAGCAGAACTTGATAAAAAGAAAGCTGAAGAAGAAAAAATGAAGCTTGAACTTGAGAAGAAAAAGAAATTAGTTGAATCTATCTTGTTGATTAACAAAGGACTTGATAAGAATGAACTAATGGAAAAGTCTGACGTAGAACTCAATATAATTGAGAGCTATGAAAAGAAAATCAAGGAATCTGATGAGACAAACAAAGAAGAAGGCTCAACAGCAGAAGTTCCACCTGAAAAGGAAGCTGAAGCAGATAAGCCAGAAGAGAAAGTCGATGAGAGTATGAGAATTGACAAAAAAGATAAGACCATTGGATTTAATGATAAAGGTTATAAAGCTTTTAATAAATCCATTATGGAATCTGCATATAGATAAAAAGGTGACAAAACATGGCACAAGAAAACTTTTTGCATGATGACGATGGTAGAGTTGTTACAGGTTCAAATGGGAATACAACTTCTGTTATTTTAGCAGGGGATATATTATTCGCATCTGGTCCATCAACTTCTCCATTCGGCACAACAGTACCAAGTACAATAACCTATGACGACATACAAGTCGAACCACTAAAATATACTGCCTCTGCAGCAGTTAAAACAGTTGGTGGAAGAGTAGTGGGAATTGCGTTACATGACGCAGCAGCAGGAAGCCAAGTTGCATTCGTAACACGTGGTATATTCCTTAGTCCAGTTGTAGCAACAACTAGCGTATTATATCCAGGAGATTTAGTTATGGGTAACGGTAGTTCAACTACAGCAGGAGTAAACAAATGTGGAACAACTGTCGGAGCAACAGCAGCAGAAAGACTTACCTGTATAGGAAGAAGCCTAACAGGTGCAGCAACCAGTGGCGATTATGTCATGTGGTTACTTAATATAAGGTAGAGGTGAAGAAGAATGCCAACAAGCAATACATTATTACATACAGACAGTAAGGATTCGACTTCAACAACTGCAGGTTCATCTACAGGTTCTAGGTTAATTCCAAGAACTCTTTGGGGAACATTAGTTTCAGCTATTAGAAAGAAACTAATACTAAGAGCTTTGGTATCAAGAGTACTTGGTCCAGGTGACATCCCAGGGTCAAGTGTAGACATACCTTTACAGCAACCTGAAACAATGAATGTTTATAGGGTAGCAGAAGGAGCAGTTATACCATTGGATGCTGAAGAGTATTCAGGATTTAATCTTAAACCGATTAAATATGGTGTACGTGTTTTAATTACAAGAGAGATGGAAGAAGATTCACTCTTTGGAGTAATGGACATGAATGTTGAGACAGCAGGATATGAGATGGCTGATAACGAGGAAGCATTAATTGTAGCACAGTTAGATGCAGCAGCAACAGCATCTGGTAATACAGTAGCTAACTCAAACGCAACATTACCTATAAGTGATATCACTCAGGGAATGCAACAGATTGAAGCAGCTAATTTTACACCTTCACATATAATCGTAGGTGTTGAAGTAGCAAACGATTTAAGAAACATCGACTCATTTAACGAGGCTGATAAAACGGGTGGACCATCTGCAGCAAATGGGCAAAGATTGATTGGTAGTATCTTTGGTATGAAAGTACTTGTATCTAACAACGTTAGTTCAGTACTAGCATATATCATAGATGTAAACCATGCTTTGATTGGAGCAGAGAAAAGACCTGTAACAATTGAGAGATTCTTTGACGCAAGTAGAGATACAAACTTTGCAGCAGTAACACAAAGGATTGCGTACAGATATCTTAGGGACGAAGCAACTAGTGAAATAACAACAACCTAAAGGTGACTAAAAATGGTTTATAACTATGGGATGAAGAATGGTTTAAATGGAGGCTTAAGTGTCGACAAAGAAGTCATGCCTTCAAAAGTTGAAATAGGTGTAGGGACACCTGCTCATTCAGCACCCAAAGGAACAGTTTATGTTGACTTAAATGCGACATTGGGAACATCGTCACATTTTAGGAATGAAACAGGTGCTAGTGTCTGGAAACCTATGTCAGATGATTAAACCAATTTTTATTTTTTTTTATTTAATATATTAATGTGATTGAAATGCAAGAAGATAAAAAGAGATTCATGTTTACTAATGGTTTATTAAAATCAATGTTTAGTAATATATTTCGTTTTACTGCTAGGTTCTTTGATGTTGAGTGCCCAATTATAAATAAACCACATAAAGCAACTTCATATGAAATAGCAAAGTTTTTAATTGTATGGGAAAGAGCAAAAACTAAATGGTCAAACAAACATGATAAGACAATATGGACACAAGAACAATATAGAGATTATGAACATGGATTGTTTACGTTTTTAACAATGATTGATAATGATTGGATATATAAAGATTTACTTAAACATATAGCTGATGAATGGGATAAAACATCAACAAAGAATGTACAACAAATAATAGATGAGGCAATTAAAAATGAGAACAGTTGAACAAATTGAATTAGAAATAAAGATTTGGAAACCAATTGGTAACATTTATATATTGAAGAGATTGAAGAAAGAATTAGCAGATTTATTGGGAAAAGATTTAAAAAGTTACAAAGCTAAGAATAAGCTATCCTTAGAGCTAAAATTAGAGGAAATAAAGAAGAAAGAAGAGAAAAAAGTAATAGTAGCTCCCTCAAGAAGAAAGCTTCTTAAATCGCTTAATTCTAAGCTAGAAGAAGAAGGATTTTTTGAAACAGTGGGTAAAAAAGTGGATGTTGCTTTTAAAAAACAAAAGAAAAAAAGACGTGTTAAAATACAAAATAATGGTATGCTCAAATAGATTAATAAATAATAACGATGAGGTGTAAGACAATGGATGATGAAAATTTTGTAGATATAAATAAAAAAGTATTCTTGGCTCCAGAAACAAAAGATGAAGTTAAGGAAAATAAAGAGGCTTTGACTAAAGAAGGTATTGAAGTAAAATTAAAGAATTGGTTAAGGAGTAATAACAAATATATGATTAAAAAGTATGGTGATATGCTTAAAAATTGTAAAAATGTAAGACCAAGTGGTAAGACCATTGATGGTAGAGTTATATACTCAAGACCAACATCAGGTAGACAGTGGACATCGAAGAAAGGTGAATAATAAATGCCAACACAACTTAGTGGTTATTATGATAATGATGCTAGTAAGCAATCTGCATTGAAGGAAATAACAATCACTAATGTTGGTAATAAAGCATTTTTAGATACATTACCTTTTTTTTCTCAATTATCAAAACGATATGAGAATAATTCAAATGGACAACCAATTTATATTGGTTATGCTGACCCTGGAACCGCAGTAGATGCGGTTGGTTGGGCAATAACAAAAGCAACATATGATAGTAATGGTTTAGTAACATCTGAATTATGGGCAACAGGTAATACCCAATTTGATAAGACATGGGATAATAGGGGAACATATATTTATACTTGAAATGAAACAAACTAAATTATTAATGATTATATTAGCAATTATACTTCTTAGTACTTCAGTATTGGCAATTAGATTGATTAGTAGACCAGCATCTCCAAGGGATTATTATTGGTCAACAAATCAAAATACAACAAACATAACAGCTAATAATTTTTGTTTTCCAGAAGGAGATTGTACTGATGAAAGATATGTCAATATTGATGGAGATAATATGACTGGGAATTTAAATGTTTCTGCTAATGTAACAGTTGTTGGTATTTTAAAAGGTTCTGAAGGTTATCTTGATTTAGATTCTTTCTTACGCTATAGTGATGGTTCTCAAATAAGAGTTGGAGCAGATATGCCATTCAGTGGTTTAGATAGGGCAATAGTTATAGCCAATAATCAAACTGTGGGAGCAGGTGTAACAGAGTTTGCTTTTATTGACATTAATAGTAATAAAGTTTTAAGAACATTACAATCAGGAAAGAATTTTACATGGGCTTACATGAGAAACTCACAAGGTATCTTTGGTGATAATGGTTCAACTAATACAACAAGATTACAAGACCCAGGAATATCATGGAACAATATTGGAATACAACCATTCTTAGATTATAATACTGCTGATGAAGGAGCATCATTAGGAGTAGAATGGGGTATTGAAACACAGAAAGTAATAGTACATGATGATGCAAATAATGGGTTTAGTTTATTTGAAGGTTTATTTAAAGTTATTGGGAGAGAAGGTGATGATATTGATTTGTATAATGTTCCAGTACATTTAACACAAGACGTAATTATTGAAGTTGGAAAAGCTGATGGAGATAATATTATAAGGTTAGATGCTGATTTTGATTTAGTAGAATTATCTCCAATGGTTAATGAGAATACTCCTGATGATTGGGAAGTAAGCATTAATGGTTTATGTCCGGCTGTTCCATCAACTGTTGCTTGTGTAATAGCAGATGATAATTGTAAAGGTGGAGATTTATGTGTAATGAATAGTACATTTTCAACAGAACAATTAAGGGACACTTATATTACATTCTGGCTTAATACAGAACGAATGACCTCTGGTGGAGATTTTGAAGTAACAATAGCTAATTCAACAGACGAAGTTAGTATATATAGCTTGGTTGGTACAAATGTATTAGATACACAACTTACTTTTGCTTTACCTTCTGGAATGGATAATCAATCAGAAGTCACAACAAGGTTTTATTTTACAACAAGCCATCCAAATAAGGGGCAAGTTGGTGTAGATAATATAGTAGTTAATGGAACATTAAAAGAATCAAGTTTACAAAATGTTACAGTTGAAAATGCAAAGATAGAGTTTGGGGATGGAACTTGTTATATTGAAAAGACAACTGATGAAAACTTAACACAATTAATTAATATTGTTTGTAGCCAACTTAAATTTAATGGTGAAGAGATTAATGGTTCTGGTGGAGGAGGCGTTACTTCTCACGTAGCTTTGACAAATTTAGAGTTTGCAGATTCAGGACATACTTTTTTATTAGGTGGTGAAACATTAGATATTGGTAGTTATGATTTAACAACGACAGGAACAATTCAAAGGTTAGGGGTTAATGTATGTTTAGCTAATGGTACTGATTGTGGTTATGTTGATACCAACATAAATAATAATGCAACAGTAATAAGAGCAGAAATTGAAAGTAACGCAACACAGTATTATCCTAATGCCACTGTCGACGCTTTGATACTTGGCAATATTTCTACTGTTGAAGGGAATTATAATTCAACATCATGGGTTAGTAATGGTCCAACTACTGTCTTGAAAAATATAACAGGTAAGGTAGGAATAGGTACAAATACTCCTGGTGATACATTAGATGTTAGAGGGAGGATGAGATTAGGTGATGGAGTTTTTACGAGTTTTGGTGATGAATTTGAATTAGCAATATTTGATGATGAAGAAGGATATGATTCTGATTGGTCTTATGCAGTTGCAGGAAATGGTTATCCTGTAATTAATTTAGGTAATTCAGGTGGAAGTTTAGCAAGTCCATCTAATTCACCATCAGAAGATGGATATTGGGGAAGACGTAAACAAGGACACTTAACATTTTATGGTTATGCTAATGGTTGGAAACATAGTTCTGCAATTATGGCATTAACGGATGGTGTTGTAGATAATACACATATGCCAACTAAACTTGCATTTGTAACTTCAGAAACTTCAATTTCAGTTAGTTATAATGAACCAATGAAAACTCAAACAAGAATGATAATAATGGCTGATGGGAAAATAGGTATGGGTACAGTAACACCAACACATAAAGTAAATGTTGTTGGGGATATTAATGTTACTGCTGATTTAATAGTTGGAGATGATATAGAAGTAGCTGATGATTTAACAGTAGGTGATAGAATATATTTAAGTTTAAATTCTTATATGTATGCTGACACAGGGGGTAATATACATGTTTGGTAAAAAAACATTAATTTTTACAATAGTAATAATAATGATGATTTGTTTTAGTATTGTTGTGTTATCAGCTCCAGCAATTATTGATATAAAAGAAAAAGTAATAAAGAAAATGGATATTATATTTCAAATATCAGATGTTATAATTGAAGCAAAACCAATAATATCAATTAATAATGAAAATAAAGGTAATATCAATTTCAAATGTGATGGTAAGAATATGGTAGTATATTTAAACGAACCTAATTATGAGATTGCAGATGATTTTGAAAAAGAAGCTAGTAAAATATGTACTAAAGTTATTACTAATGTTATTGATTGGAAAGGAAACAAATTACAAGAAAATAAACATGGTTTAAAGAGTTTTAATATTAATGTATTAAAAGAAGATGAATGTATTTATAACCATTTATTATATGATAAAAAAGATAAAGATTGTTATATTGAAGAAGATAAAGAAAAAGAGGTCGCTTTAATATGAAAAAAGTAATAATGCTCACATTAATTTTTATATGTTTATCACAAGTAGGTTTATCTTTAGATTATAAATGGTATAATTTCCATAATTATTCAATTAATGTGTCAAATGATATATGTATTAATAATGATTGTATAAGTACTTGGGCTGATGTAAATCAAACATTATATTATACAAACGCTACAGTTGATGTTTTGATTACAGGCAATGTTTCAGATAGATTACAAAATGAAACAGTTATTAATGTAAGTTTTGATAGTAGGATTGGTGATGGTAATGTTTATTTAGAAACAAGCTTACTCCCCATTATTCATTGGGCAGTAGGTTATCTTGGTCATGCTGTTTTATTAAAGGGAATAAGTAATGGTAGTATCTCAGAAAGTATATTAATTAATGAATCATTAATAATTTTATCTGATGATGACCCAACTATTTCTTTCTTTAATAATAATTTATCAAAAGATGGTAGTATCTATCTAAACACAACTGGTGGTTTCTTACAAACTGACCAACATTTTAGTATTGGTTCTAAGGACTTATCTGATGATGGTAATGATTATAATTTAGGATTAAATGGAAGATGGATTGAAAGTTGGGATGATATTAATGTTAGTGAAGGAAGTGTTTGGACTGCAAGTTCTGGTATTATTTATAATACAACTGCAAATGTAGGAATAGGAACATCAACACCAAATGTTAAACTTGATGTTGTAGGTGGAGATATTAGATTTAATAATACAT